CCATCGTGCCGGGACTAGCAGTCTCGCTCGCTGGCATACTTGTCGAGTTTACTAGCTGCTCAAACGCTCCAATCTGTCCCGCGTTTCCGACCGGGAATGGCGCGGTCGCGTTCCAGTTATAGGCACCGTAGGTATCGGTGCGGACAGCGAGTGCGCCGGTCGGCGTTTGTGTCGCGCCGATGATGTAGCCGCCAGCGCCAAGCGGCAGCAGCTTCCAATCATCGTCGGTGACAGGCGTCACCGGCCCTATCGTCGTGATCGGACGACAGAACACGGCGGCGGTCGCTTAGATGCCGTCGGTGATCGTGTATTCACCGAGCGATTGCAGCGTCGCCGCGGTGAGCGACGTAAACGTGATCAGACACTTGCGCAGCGTGTTCTGCGCCACCGTCATGGTGCCGGTGAGCGTCCAGCCGGTCGCCGTGGTGATGGTCCAGGAGTAAGCCCCGCTCGACGTATTCATCACGTCAAGCTCGTAGGTTGAGCCAACCTGCGGGGTGATGCCGGCGGCTTCCATGGCGGTGACGAGCGCGGCGGGGGTGGGAAGATCGGCGGCGGCGCCGGCGGATAGGGCCGCGGTGAGATTGAGAAAAACCACCATACTGCCGCCGGTCATGTTGGCGCCGGTGAGCGCCAGGACGTTCGAGGTCGGCGCCGTCGAGACCGCGTTATAGGCTTGCTGCGGGATAGTGGATTCGGTGGTGCCCGTCGCCACAACCGCGGCTGCCGTTAGCGTGCCAGTGATGGTGATGTTTTGGTTGGCGTCGGTCGTGACAACCTTGTTGGCTTGCGCCGTGCCGTCCGTCGCCGGCAGGAGGTTCGTGTAAAAGGTGTTCTGGTTGACGTGCCAGGCCGAACCAAGCGCCGCTTTGATGTTGTCGAGAAGTGTCATCGGGTGTCTCCGGGTTTAAGCGGTCATGAAATCGTCGCCGCCATCAGGGTCGACGACGAGATCGGATGCCCACTTCGGTTTGTGTTCGGGCATGTCGATCGGCAGGATGTCGGCAAAGGTGAGCGCATAGGCGTCGCCCCAATCCGGGGAAAAGCCGGTGCGGCCCTTGATCTTCGGTTTTGGCTCCAGCACGAGGCGAGAGTTGGCGTCGTGCGTGTATTTCGGTGCGGTCAGGTGGCGCTGTGCCACGTCGCTATCCGGGATCTGCGCGCCGCCGGGGTCTTTGAACCAGTCCCGCATCCGCCCCCACATCTCGCATCGGCGGTTGGCGTAGAGGTCCGCGTCCTGCGCTTCGGAGCCGAAGTTGACGCCGACGACACGATCATCGAAGCCATTGGCGCTTACGATCGAGACCACGGCCGCGCCCATGCCTTCCGAGGCGTCGACATACGCCTTGCGAATGTCGGGGTTGTCGCGCAGCGCGCGCGAGACCCGCGAAGCGAGGAATGTCGCGTCGTCGGAATAGTATTCCTCGTCGATCACCCCGCCGCGGCGGCCCTGTCGATCGACAAGCCGGGTGGCGTCACGCACCAGGACCTTGCCCTTGGCGTCCTTCTCGTCCTTGTTCGAGCGGGCAACGTCGACGCCGAGCACGCGCGGCAGGGCGGACTGGTCGACAACCTTCTTGCGCCTGGCGGCAAGGATGTATTCGTCGGCGATCAGCGAATTGGTCGAGCCGCTCTCAAAAGCCTGGGCAGCGGTCGCCGGATATTCGCGCTTGAACTCGGAGTCGATCTCGCCCGGCCGGCCGCCAAGCTCGATGTTCTTGAAGTGCGCCCACACGAGCTGCTCGTCGGTGAGCTTGTAAAGCTCCTGGTACTTCTCCTCCTCGGCGCTCGGCTCGAAGTCCGCCGGCACCTCGCGCACGTTATCCGGGTCGATCATCCACGGCAGGAAGATCGGGATGAAGTCGGATAGACCCTTCTCGGCGATCACCCACTGATCATAGAACGCGCCGAACGGTCCGTTCGACGTGCTTTCCATGATCGCTTCGGTGCCGGTCACGAGTGACACGGCCTGGATCACGCCGGACCAATGCTTCTGCGCCTGCGCCCAAAAGGCGGCTTCCGAGCCGTGAAAGAGCTGCAGCGTGCCGCCGCGGCCGAGGCCGGAGACGTTCTTGGCGGTGCCGACGCGATAGCCGCTGCCGCTTGAGTTGGCGAAGTCGAGTTCGTTCTCGTTGGCGGCGAGGAGCGAGTGCCGGTAATCGGCCGGCATGTTGTCGTGCATCGTCCGCACCATGTCGAACAAGGTCTGTGTCGCCTTGTCCTCGTGGGTGAGGATGAACGCTTTGTGCCCGCGGTAGAGGTTGGTGCGGTGGAAGTACCGCGCACCGACGTAAGTCGAGATCCCGAGCCGGCGGGCCTTGAGGATCAGCGCCCGCACCAGGCCGCGGCTGTCACGCTGGCGCTCAAGCTTGCCGTGCAGCTCGATCTGTGCCGCGTTCCAGATGAACGGGATAACCTCACCCGGCTTCTTGGTGCCGATCTTGATGAGGCTTTCGCAATAGTGCCGGAGATCACCGCGCATCAGGGTGTCGGTGCGCTCGTAGGGCGCAACCGGCGCCGGGAGTGAACTCACGCGGCGGCGGCTCCAAAAGAAAAGGCCCGGACGGTGCCGGGCCGAGTTGAAAGCAAAGACGAAGGCGATCGTCGATCAGCCGGTGCGGCCCGCGATGCGCGCCCCTTCGATGCGGAATTCCTGCACCAAGCGGCGTCGGAGCGCTGTCGTCTCCTGGCGGAACGTGCGCTCCATCTGCCGCGACAGCCTCGTCAGTGCCGGACGCCAATTGCTGCGCGCGGTATTACCGCGTGAGCCAGTGCGCCGATTTCCGGTAGCCATTTGCATGCTCTCCTCTGTTGCGCGGTGATTCGCGCGCATTGAGGCATACCCTGCTACTGTACCAATGTGAATCCCCAGGGGGCCGGGTCATTTCCCTGTCCGCGGCGTGATGTCGACCACGTTGCCGCCGGCTGCCGCCAAGTCGTCGCGGCGCTGGTAGGCTTCGAGGCGCTGCGCGAGCGGAACGAAATCGTTCTGCGGCTCATCGTCGACTGTGCTGCTCAACCGCGGATGCAGATAAGGCGCTGCGTCCCTGGCCGCTTCGCCAGCCAACTTGCGGAACCCGAGGAGCTGTCGGAGCGCCTCGATCACGTCATTGTTCGGCGGCGCGTCCGGTTGCGGCTCTCCTTCGACCGGCGGTGCGCCGTGCTCCAACAACTGCTCAATAAGCTTGAGCGATGCCTGATGGTAAAACCTCATGTTGTCGAGCATGACCTCAAGCGGCGTCTGTCCGTCCGCGAGCGCACGCTCGGCGATCGCGCGGTTCTTGACCGTCAGGCTGCCTGGCTTACGTCCTTGGCCCCTGCCGGCGCCGCCCCGCGACATTTTTGATTTTCCTCTGATTAAAATCAAACGCCGGAGCGATAAGCGGCCGCTTCTGCTGCAGTCCACGCTTGACGGTGCCCGATCCAGCCGTCGACCGGCATGGCGCTCAGTATGCCTTTCCCGATCATCACCGGGCCGGTGTATTTCGGCCACGATGGCTCAAGAGCGGCCCCGTAATGCGATCGGCGCTTCCAGCATCCGCCGTGACGCGGCAGGCGTTGTGCATTGAACTGAGCGAAGTATTCCCGCGCGCTCATCTCGCTGCAGTCGGCATCGAGTGATGCTTGTCGGGCGGTTTTACCCGCCTGATAGGCCAGTTTGAGCGTCGCGACCTTCTGCTCACTCAACGTGACCGGCATCGAAATCTCCCCCACACCGACATAGCGGGCACTTCGATTTAACGAATGGGCGGGCTTCCTATTGGGTCGAATTCCCGCCGATGAGCTCAAAAAGCGTCCAAAACGGCGAAAACGCACAAAACCAACACGCGAAGGCGAGACCGGCGATCAGCCGACGCGAACGCCGGATCGCACCTGGTCTCGCAGCTTCGCGATCTTGTCGACCAGCTCCGACTTGTCCTCGTGGAACGCTTCGGGCTTCTCGTTGAGTGGCGGACGCAGCCGACGCGCATCGGTGGCGATCGCTTCAAGCGCGTCGTCCAATTCGAGCGACGTGATCGGCCGCTGACGGCTTCTGTGTTTGCTGATGCTCACAGGCCGCCCCCGGAAATGCAAAGCCCGCCGCGGCGCTCACCGGGCGGGCAAATCTTCACGGGTCGGGTTATCGTCAATCCCTCAACTCTCAGCAAGCGGAGAGTGGCGCGGTGGTTAATTAATGTGTGGCCGCGAAATCGGCTTGAGTATTCTGGATGTTGGCGTCTCACCGGTTATCCACGGCTCAACCGCAGCTCGAGGTGGCAGCGCCTGGTGCTCGGTCATTCGGCACGTCGCAAGCGCGGTGAGTGCGCCATGCCACGCCGCATAGTCGAAGCGCGCGCGGATGATGTGATCGGGCGACGGATCGAGCCGCAACGGACAGTGCGCACCGTTGGCATAGCGGCGTCCGCGGGTGATGCCGTTGACCACCGGCTTGCCGTTTGAGCCCGTCACGCGTGACACCCGCACCGGGCCTAAGTCCCAATGCGGCCGGTTGCCGAGCTTGGCGTGCAGCGTGACAAGCGCCGTAGGCGACACCGATCGGTGCTTCACCGCATCCACCTTCTCGGTGCGTTCCTGCACCACGTAGCCGGCGCGCCGGCCGACGACCTGGTGGACAACTTCGCGCGTCAGATAGGGCGCCAGGTCGCCAATCAGCACGCGCGCGATCGGCAGCGTCAGCACCATGTCCTCAAGGCTGCGCACCGCATGATCGAGGGTCAACGCGTCGGGATGAGGCGGCCCGAGCGCCACCGGCAATTCGACGTCATGGTCGCGGTTACTTTCATCGACGCGGGTGCCCAGGAGGATGGTGCGCTCCCATCCGGTCAACCCGCCGACCGACTGCTTCGGCAGCTCGTCGCGGTATGCCCAGGTCAACAACGCTTCAATGTCGACCTGTTTCTTCACTGTGCCCCACTCCTCACCTCCCCGCGCGAACGATGGTGCGCATGGAGCGTCCGGTCATGACCACGACCGGCTTACCCGAGGCGACGACAATCTCGACGTAATCCTCCTCGCCGCGCTTGGGCACATGCACGAGCTGCGCAGCGTCGTCTTCCTCCCGCGACAGCCGCGCCGGCATCTCGATCGGCATCAATTCGCGCGCCACCTTCATCAGAAACACCGCCGCCTGGTCGAGCACCCAATCCTTGCGGCCGGTGATGATGACGCAGCCCTTGAAGATCGTGACGCCGATCACGCCGGGATAGCTTCCATCGGCGATCGAGAAGCCGAGCTGCGCCGGCAGCGCGAAGAACAATCGCCATCCCGGCACCGGCGCAGGCGCGCGGCGCCTGACGACGACGCGCTCAGTTTTCCGAAAGCCAACTATCGGCTTGCCGTCGCGGTAGCCGGAGATGACGCGGCCGCTCACTCGAACAGCGGCAGAACTTTGAAGGTGCTGATCCAGCTTTGCCCGGAGCCGTCGTCCTCGAAGTGACCGCTGGCTTCGACAAAAACGCCAATGAGCGCGGGCGAAGCTTTTTGCGCTTCGTCCGCGTTCACTGAGCCATATTGCTTCGGCGCCTGCTTCGGCCAAGGCAGCGCATTGATGAGACCTTCGATGGCGACTTTGATCGACAACGGCGCGTAGGCATCGCGCAGCTTGGCGTGCGCGTCGTAGCGAGACTTCGCACAAAATGTGAAGCCAAAACTCATTGAGTTTTCCCCATTGGAAAGCGCGCGGCCCGGCGTTGCTCACGCAATACCGGAAGGGCAGCACCGGACCGCGCTGGTTCGAAGCCGCGCGTACAGTGCGACTGGATGCTTTGACGATGTGTTAAGCGCGCGCGACGGCCTGTATCGGCGCGAGAGGTACAGCCTCGCTGTCCTCAGCAAGACCACAATCGGCAATGAATTTCGCCCGATTGAAGCCCTTCTTGCGGCCGGCACAGTCCTTGATGACGGCAGCGGCGATCTCGGCGAGGGAAGTGTTGAGCGCCGTGCGACCGAAGTCGCCGGCCTGGGCGGCGCGATGGATGGCGCTGGCCGTGGCCTTCATCCGGGCGTCTCCAGCAGCGCGCGGTGTTCGATTTCCCGCGGCGCCATCAGCGAAAACAGCGCTTGCGCCTCGGCGACGAGCTGCATGCGGCGGCACCATTTGGCATGGGCATCGGTGATGCCGGGAACGTGCACCGGCAATCCGGCCATGAATGGCGCGGCGACCTCGGCCATCCGGGCATCGTGGCGCACCAGCTCCAGAAGCTCGTCGGCGATCTCGGCGAAGCTCGATGTTGGCGCTGCGCGGCTTGCCATTCTCCCGCTCCGTGCGGGCGGAAGCTAGCACGCTAATGGTGATTTGCTAATCTTCAACATTCACCGGCAGATAGCGCCGTAAGGGCCTGTAATTAGAAGCTATTTTCCAGCCATTCGACCATTTTCTGCATCCGCTCCTCCTCGGCATTGAGGAGCGCGATCAGGGCCCGGGCCCCCGTAAAGAAGCTCGTCACCTCAGCGACGCCTGGGAAGGTCTGGCTGCTCGGCACAGCCCCGAGGCGCGGTGCGGCTTCGTCGATATTGGCATTCGCCTTATCGAGCCGCGCCGCCAAGGCGGCGAAGCGCGCATGCACACCCAGGAGTTCCTCCAGGAGCACCTGGCCGCGCGTTGGGGTGCGTTCCTCGGGAGTGGCGGGCGCCAGTTCCGCGACCGCAAGCGGTTCGAAGCTCATCGTGCTTGCCCTCCTCTGATGGGCGTCTGCAGCAAATGCCCTGGAAGATCCGGCAGCACCACCATGTGGCCGCGCTGATCGTGCGAGCAGTCGAGGAAAAATTTGATGATGCCGGCGCTCACGGCGTAACGGCAGCAACCGCTGCCATAGAGCTTGAACTTCGGATCAATCCCGCCGCCCCACACAATATTCATTTCCGGGTGGAAGGTTGGCGCCTCGACGTTGCCGTCCCAATTCCAGACCTGGCCTTTTCGATCCGGCTTGTCGATGGCGAACGCATGCGACACTCCGCAAGCGGGACACCAGTGCGCGATCGAGCCGACCAGATAGCCCTCCTGCACGCCGACGAGGAGAAGCTTGCGGCCCAATTGAGTGCCGGTGCTCACGCGGCGTCCTCTTTCTGTTGCAGCGCCGGCCGCCATCGCGCCGGGCGCCGCGTTCCGTGCCGCACGATCAGGTGATGCTCCTCCAAGCCTGTGAGCAGATTGAGCACCGCGCCGTGCCACTTGTAGCCGAGGCCGACTTTCATCTGCCCGATGCTCGGGCCGTCTTGTTGTCCGGGCTTTGCGGCAAACACGCGGATGAAGGCGAGCAGCGTTCGCTCGGATGATGTGATACCGATGGTCATGCGACGCGCCCTCCTTTGACGGCGGTGAGCGGCAGCGGCAATGGCGGCTCCTGGCGCTGCGCCTCGATCGCGGCGCGACGCACGCGGTCGAGTTCGGCCAGGCGCTCCATCGCCGCGCGTTCCTCGGTACTCAAAATCTGGAACTGCTCGTGCGTGGCGACGCCGGCCGCTACCGCGTGGCGTGCGCGCTGCCGCGCGCGGCGCTGGCGCTGGCGCTCCGCGGCGGTCGGGTCTTCGTGATCGGGCTGACGATCCGGCCAATCGACGATGTAGTCTTGCTCGATCCAGCCGACGTCATTGAGCGCGCGCCAAATCGCCAGCACATGCTCCGGCGGAATTTTTAGCGAGATCGCACATTCATCAAACTCGAAGTCACCGACATAGCCGCGCTGGCGTGCCTTCGCGGCCATACATAGCAATTTGACCACGAAGGCGATTACTTCCGACAGCGGTACACAAGCCAACGCCTCGACGTGCCGCCACTTCGGATGGTCGGGCATGTCGGTGTAGAGCCGTAACCAGCCGTACCGCTTTTCGCGTGGTCTCGTCGGTGGCTGCATGCAGTTCTCTTGTTGGAGATCACGCACGCGCTACTTATCAACAGCAATCCACACAGCACGAAACACAACATCTAGTAGGCCCGGAGACTCGACTCCTGCCTTGACAAATGCGCGCAATTACGCCGCGCGAAGAACCTGCAATTCTTTCGGAGGCTGGATTTGCCGCCACAACTTGCTCGGCGCCCGAAAACCGATGCGGCGAAGTTCGAGCTGCATCACCTCGAACGTGTCGGGCGGAAACGTCTTGGCAGTGAGCCAGTTGGTGACGTTCTGCGACCGCTTGCCTGTGATCTTGTACAGGCGGTCACGCGTGATCTTTTCGACGACTTCCGCCGCCGTATCCAGTTGGTAAATCTTCATGCGTTGGTGAACTTACAGTGAGACTGTAACGTGTCAAGTTTGCAATCTGCTGAATGGCCGTTTCGCGCGCAATTTGAAAGCTTTGCGCCTGTCATGGCCGCCCCGAAATCCGACAGCATTACCGCGATTAGCGCGCGTTTGCGCCTGATCCGAATCGCCTATGGCAAGGTGCAGGGGCGCAGCCGCGAGATGAGCCAGTCGGAATTTGCCCGCCTGTGCGGCGTCACGGTATCAAACTGGAACAATGTCGAAACCGGCGACAACCGCATTGGCCTCGACAGCGCCATGAAGGTGCGCCGCCGCACCGGCGTCAGCCTCGATTACATTTTCGATGGCGAGCGCGCCGGCTTGCCGCATGCGCTTGCCGTCGAGATCGAGGCGCTGGAAAGCGCCAAGCCTAAACGCGCCTAGTCAACCGCAGCAATTCGATCAACTGCCTGGCAATCTGCAGCACTTCGAGCGCCTCCTCGTCGTCGTCGGGGAGTTGCCCGACAATCTGCGCCGCCTGGCGGCGGAGCCACGGCAACCGGGTGTGCCCGTCATCCGAGCCGGCGCCGCCGCGCCCGCCGATCTTCGCGACGTTCGCCATGGCTGCCCTCGGTTTATCTTCGTCGCGCCCTCAACTAGAGAGCCGCAAAAATTTCCCAAGCCGGGTTAAGCCTGGCTCCGAAACTACGTCAGCCTTGCTGACCTGATCTGTCTTCGGGCAGCGCTCGCGCGCGCGTTTCTCAGACTAGAGGATATATATCTCTGTCTTAGTCTGGCGTGACGTCACGGTGAGTCACGGGAGTCACGCGTGACAGGGGATCGGCTGTAATGGCGTTTACAGGCCCGCTGTAAATCTGTTGACGGCTTTACAGTGCGGCTGTAATATGAACCGTTCGATGATTCGAAGGGTTCCCGATGCCCGTCCCCGCCGATCCTTTCCAGGCTGATGCCGAAGCTCTCGCGGCGCATTACGGCTACGACGTTGCGGCGCTGAAGCTTCAATACGACCGGCGCTCCTTCGGATCATTCACCACCACCATCGACGGCTCGACAGACCAACGCGACCGCTATCGGCGCGCGTGGGTGTTTGCGTTCGAGCGCCGACGCAAGGAGCAAGCCCATGTCGCTTAATGACGCGGTTGGTGAGCTGACGGCGAAGACGCTCGATGCGGCGAACGACCGGATGCGTGACGCCCGCGCCGTCATGGCGGAGGCCAAGGAAACCATCCTCGACCAACGCGAGCTCATCGGGGCGCTTAAAACCGCGAACACTCAGGCCTGCGCCGCCATCAAAGCCGGCAACCCGCGGCGCGCCCTCGCGATCCTGCGCCGCGCGCTGATCGCTCTCGTCGCCGTCGCCCTTCTCGTTTCCGCCTCGATGCTGGCCCCGGCGCGCGCGGAAATCGTCGCGCACCCTGCCGGCTGCCCTCGCGTTTTGTTCTGCGGCTGCGGCGTGTCGGTGCGCGTCTTTGGTCATCCGGTGCGCGAGCTATTCCCCGTCACAGCCTGGTATCGCTTCCCGCGCACAGCGGCCAAATCAGGCGCCGTCGTGATCTTCGGGCGCTATCACGTCGCCTACATCGAGACCGCTTACGGCGACGGCACCGCGCTCCTGTACGATCCCAATTCTGGCGGCAGCGCCACGCGACTGCATCGCCGCTCGATCGCCGGCCTCGCTGTCGTTGATCCGCAGGCAATGGCGGAGGCCGCGCGATGAGCTTCCGCGACCGCCACGCCTTCGACGATCCGATGGACGCGATGCGCACTGTTCGCCGCGATCCATCCATCGCGTCACGCTCGCTTGTCACGCTCGCGCTGCTCGCGGCCGTCGTGGTCGCCGGGCTGGCAATCCTGAAAATCCTTGGAGGCTGACCATGCACATCCTGCAAATCGTCGTCGTGCTCGCGCTCCTTGAAATCTTCCTCGGCAGCGCGGTCGGCCATTTCCTCGCCTTGGGAGATCGGTCATGACCGCCATTCTTCTCGTTCACCTCGACGATCCAGACACCGGCGCGGTGTCGTTCAAGCCGGACGGCATCAAGGGCGCGCGCCGCCGTGGCGCAAAAAGCGTGGACGACGCGCTGCGCATGGCGGACGCCGTGATGCCGCTGGCGACGCCGGAGAACCCGCGCACCATCGACTATGTGGAGCGCCTGTCGTGAAGATCGTCATTGAGACCATCCCGCACGACAAGCACCGCTATCCCACCATCGGCGACTGGTGGACGGACGCCGAGGGCACGCGGCAAATCCGCGTCAGTGAACTTTCCGACTTTCGGTACGCGCTGCTGGTCGCGGTGCATGAGCTTGTCGAGCAGGCGCTTTGTCAGGCGCGCGGCATTTCCGAACAGCAGGTTACTAACTTCGACAAGGATCACCTTGAATTGGACGAGCCGGGCGAGAGCCCGCGCGCGCCGTATCACCGCGAGCATGTGACCGCCGAGAACATCGAGCGGCTGCTCGCGCAAGAACTTGACGTGAACTGGCAGCGATACACGGCCGCGTGTCTCGCGCTGGATGCGGAGCCCGCGCCATGAGCGGCCCGAACGCAGCCCACGCGATGCCGCGCGAACGCGACGAGCTTCCGCTGTCACAGGAATTGGACGCGCCGGCGGCGGCGGAACCGGCCGACAAGTATCCCGGCATCACGCTCGCACTCAGCTACATCGGCCCGCATCTCGATAACGTCATCATGGCAAACTCGCACTGCTCGAAACACGCCTCAACAATCTCATCAACTTAACCTCGCGCACCCGGAAGGCGGTCACGGATGCGCGGGTCTGCCAGCGCACCGTCTCAAACAAGGAGTAAGCGTCATGACATTGTTCCAACCGGCCGAAAGCACATCGGCCTTTCTCAAGATGGGACTGCTTGGCTTTGCCGGCTCCGGCAAGACCAAGACCGCCAGCATCACCGCGATCGGGCTCGTGCAATACGCCCGCGAGCGCAAGATCGACTATGCCGGGCGCCCGGTGTTCTTCCTCGACACCGAAACCGGCTCGGATTGGGTGAAGCCCGATTTCGACCGCGCCGAAATCCCGCTGATGGTCGCCAAGACGCGGGCGTTTGTCGATCTGCTCACCGCCGTCGACGAAGCGAAGAAAAGCGGCTCGCTGCTTTTGATCGACAGCATCAGCCATTTCTGGAAGGAGCTTTGCGACAGCTACAGCAAGCAAAAGGCAAAGCAGTTCAAGACGGCAACGTACCGGCTCCAATTCCAGGATTGGGGTTATCTCAAGGGCGAGTGGGGCAAGTTCACCGACGCCTTTATCAACTCGCCGCTGCACATAATTTTGTGCGGGAGAGCAGGTTACGAATATGATTATTTTGAGAACGACGAAGGCAAGAAGGAACTCGAAAAAACCGGCGTGAAGATGAAGGCCGAAGGCGAAATGGGCTACGAGCCGTCTCTGCTCGTGCTCATGGAGCGCAATCAGAAGATCGAGGGCAGCTCTGTCGCCGCCACCTGGCGCGAAGCGACTGTCCTGAAAGATCGCTCCACGCTGCTCGACGGCAAAGTGTTCACCGATCCGACCTTCAAGAGCTTCCTGCCGCACATCGAGCTTCTCAATCTCGGTGGCCGGCAGCTTGGCGTCGACACCGGCCGCACCAGCGAGCATGCCGTCGTCGTCGAGAGGAAGGACCGGACCGGAACGCAGAAGCAAATCGTCCTCGAAGAAATCGAGGCGGTGCTGGTCGAGCACTATCCGGGCACGAAGGCCGAGGAAAAGCAGGCCAAGGCCGGGCTGATCCTCAAGCACTTCGACACGCGGTCGTGGACCGAAGTGTGCAACATGCCGTTGATCGACCTGCGCACGCGCTACGACGCGCTGCATCAGGAACTCAAGGGCCAGCCCTCGCGCTACACCGCGGCCGTCGCGGCGCAAAAGCCCGTCGAAATGAACGACGCGCTGCCCGATCACTCGGCGCCGCCTTCGCAACCGGCGGAGCCGATCGCCATGCCGGTCGTCACGCTGCGGCAGAAGTTGCTCCACGAGATCGCGGCGCTTCCCGATATGAGCGCGTGCCTGACGTGGGCGCTCGAAACGTCGAACAAATATGGCGACCTCCCGGTCGAGGACGCCAACGCGGTGCAGGCGGCGCTTCGCACCCGACAGAAGGAACTCGACAAGGAGGTCCCGCCGGAAGGCGAAAAGGACCCTCCCGGGAAGTCGTCCCCGCGCAAGCGGAGGAACGGCGCTGAAACCGAGCACGCGGCGGTCTGAGGCTCCTACTCGGGCTTGCTGGCAGGGTAGCGCCCTGGCTCCCCCCGAGACTGACCCAACCCCGCCGCGGCCAGTGAGGCGGCGGGGCACTTCCTCGAAGGACTTAACCATGCGGAAACCGAAATCAGAGTCTACCTGTCGCCCATGGACCTGCTTTTGGTCCGGGACAAAGCGCGCCAGGCGCTTATCCCGGCAACGTCTGTTGACCAAGACCGCTTGCGCAGTATCCGGTGGACCAACCCGATACAGGCGCAACTCATGTTCTTGCGCTCCAGCAATTTGCAGCGGTGGTATCGCGGTTTGGTGGGCAAGGTCGCCGAAGCGATCGACGCTTCGCCCGACGCGCTGCACGCCGAACTCAAATTCAAGGCCGGACTGGTCGAGCAAATCATCATGGTGCAATCCGCAGCCGTTAGAGGCGCGGTCGCCATCCGGCTCAAATCGACCGCGTACCCGGCAATGGATCAAACGTCGTTCTCCCGCTACGTCGACATCGCCGTCGAACTTCTTTGCCGCGACTATCTCGGCCACGTCAAAAGCCGGGCGCGGGAAAAGCTCATCCTCGAATGGGTCGGGCACCGCCCTAAATTATAGGCGGCGCGACCTCTCTCAACATTTTTGCAGTTTCCGAGTGGCGTCTGCCCTCGGAACGGGCCGCGCCGGCGCACAATGCGCTGGCGGCGCCGGCGCGTGCCCGCACGTAACATTGCCAGCGCACAGGGAGGCTCGAAGCCGCGTAATTCAAAAACCCTTTGGAAAGAAGAAAACTCGAACGGAGGGGCGGCGTCGGAAGACGTGGAAAGCGGCGCCGCCCCGACGAGTGGAGCGACCATGAGCTACGACGCATGGAAGACCACGAACCCGGCCGACGAATTTATCGGCCCCGAGCCGCCGCCGTGCGAGCGCAGCTATGCCGGGCGGCTTCACCAGCATCCGCGCTTTCCGAGCGGCGATTGCGTCATCTGCGGCGCGCTTTGCACGCAGGGCTGCAAGCACGTCCTTGCGGTCGGTGAATGGGCGGAGCCGGAAGAATGACCCGCCGCTCTAAGCGTCCCCGCAAATACGTCGCCATCCGCGAGAAGTGGGCGGCGGCGCTCTCGATGCTGTTGCCGCAAGACGTGCGCGACGAGCTGCGCGAGCGGCGCGCGCCCGCGAAAGAGATCATCGCCTTGTTCGACCAGGACCATGTGGTGCTGCACGCCTTCGACGGCCCCGATCGCTGGTGGAATTTCACCCCGCTGCTGCGGCCAGCGCATCGAGAGAAGTCAAAGCGCGACACCGCGATCGTCGCCAAGTCGAAGCGGATCGAGAAGGCGCAAGCGCACTTCAACATGCGGATGAGCGGCATCGAGCCGCCGCCGGCACGGCGCAAGCGCGCGATCCCGACGCGTCCGTTCCCGAAAGGGCATCGGCCGCTGCGATCAAGAAACAATCTACGGAGGACGAAGTGAGCGACCGACTGAGCAATTCTCAGATCATTGTCATTCGGTCTCTGCTCACGCGGAGTGGAGGACGCCCTGTCAGTCTCGCCCGTGACTGGCAGCGCGGCGTTGCTCTCCCGCTCTCGCGGCGCGGCATTGTCGAGATTTGGTATCGGCAAGCCGCTGGCGAACAGCCCGCGCTTCAAGGGCCCTATTTCAGCTTAAGCATCGGTGGCGAGCGCCTTGCCGCCTGCTTCATCCATCCGGCGCCTCGCGGATTTTCAGGGGCGGAGAAAGAAGCATGACTAACCATCCTAACCGCGCCAAAGCGAAAGACGAACGTGCCGTGCTTGTAACGACTTCGCATCGTGGCGTTTTCTTCGGGTACGCGACCGACATCGACGGCGAGGCAATTAATCTCCGCGCCGGTCGTAACTGTCTCTATTGGTCTGCCGATGTGAAGGGCTTTGCTGGCCTCGCCGCCACTGGCCCGAGCAAATCCTGCCGCGTCGGCCCGGCGGTGGACATCCAACTCCGCGACATTACCAGTGTGTCGCTCGTTACTGACGAGGCGGCGAAAGCGTGGGAGGCCGCGCCGTGGAAGTAAATCCCTCGCTTAATGTTGTTCGGGGCGCAGCCCCGGACGTCCGTTTGTTTGATCGCTACGGCTCCGGCTCCGGCTCCGGCTCCGGCGACGGCTACGGCTCCGGCGACGGCTCCGGCTCCGGCGACGGCTCCGGCTCCGGCGACGGCTACGGCTACGGCTCCGGCTACGGCTCGAAAGAATATTGGCTGTCCACGATCGACGGCTTCGCGTCGAAGTGGACAGACGCTATGCGCTCGCGGCTCGCCACGCTGCGCCGCGAGGGAGCAGTGATCGCGTTCTGGAGATC